CTTCTGCTTCATCTAATACCCAAGTAGTAACACCTTGTAAAGATTTAAGGTTTGCTGTTTGATCACCTGAACTTGTTTTAATTCCTTTAAATAATATCTTGCTACCAGTTCTTAGATTTACTATTTCTTCTTTTGTTATATGAAAGTCGTTGTTTAAACCTAAAGTATCTATCTTATCTATAAACTCAGGTATGATAGAAATATAAGCTGATGTTAAAGTGTATCTTGTAAATAGTATTGTGTGTCCTGCTTCATAAGTAAGCATAGTTAGTAGTAGATTCACTGAGTAAGATTTACCAGATCCTCTACCACCTGTAACTACAAAATATCTACTATCGGCTTCACCAATAACTCGATACTTGTTATTTATTTGAATCATTAAATGTGAATAGATTTCTAAAGTCAATATTAAACCCTTCGCTAGAATTAATATCGATACTTTGATTTGGTTTTCCTAAATAGTATTCTAAGAATAATTGTGCTGCTTTTATATCTTGTTTAGTTACTGCTTTAGAATGTACCATTTTAATAACTGATATTACATCTTCTACAGTTGCAGCTTGTTCTAATGCACTACGATATTCATTCTTTCTTTTATCAGCTCCATTTGACTTAGTGCTGTTACCACCATTGAACTTTCTTTTGTCTATCTTTTCCATATCAATAAAAATCAACTATTGTTTATTTAAAAATAATATAAATAACTAATTGTTAAATCTATTTGCAAGTATCTTTCTATATAAATCGTTTACTGATTCTTTATTACATCCTCTATTATAGTAGAAGTTCATCACTCTTTTTATTCTTTGTAGATCTGATTGCTTTTGTTTTTCTTTTGCTGTCATATTGTATTATATATTATTAAACCTATTATAGATGCTATTATTAACCAAGCACTAATTTCTATTATTATTCTTTCTTGTTTGTTATTCATATCTTGCTTTTTCAATTATAAGTTTTCAATGTTTTTGCTGATGTCCCCGACATTTGTGTCGGGGACATTTTCTAAAATAGTTTTTTTAAATGATATATTTCTGCATCTCTTAATATAATTTGCCCTACCAATTCGCTATTTTCTAATTTTAAATTATTGATTTTAAATACTAACCATATTAATAAATAAACTAAAAAAGGTATAGTAGATAATAATAATATTATTATAATTTTTTCCATATCTTAAACTATTTTGTGTCCGTTAATATTATACCCTTTCTTTACCGCTATAGATATTACAGGTAGTTTAACTTTTAAAAAGGTAGCTGCTTCTTTATATGTAGTAAATGTATAGAATTCTTTATCTGGTGATAGTATTGTAATTGTTTTTCTTTTCTTACTTTTTATCTTACCATCGTAAGTATTATCTATTATAGTTTGTAAACATTTAAAGTCGTCTTCTTCCCATTGGTTGTATTGTTTATCCCAAAGGTAGCACTTAGGTTGTTTTCTAAGTACATCTATTACTTCATAGATATTTAATTGTTGCTGTGTCATATCCTACTTCTTTTTTAAATTCGTTTAGTAAATTTTTTATTGTTTTATAATAATAATCTTCAGGTGTTGTTTTTAGTTTTAACCATTCTGCAAACTCTACAGCATATTCATCTGGTGTAATATATTTGCTTATCTTTTCTCCTGCTAGTAATTGTATTGCTGCACTGTATTTTTCCATTAAATCTTTATCGTAATCTTTAATATCGTTAAATACATTAATTCCGTGTAATACTGTAGCGTGGTTTTTATCTAGTGTATCTCCTATCTCTTGTAATGAATAACCTCTATCTCTTAATAGCTTATAGTAAATCATTCTAGCTTCTATAAACTCATACTTTCTTGTTTTAGTTGTTATATCTACTCCTGTTACTTTTTGTATTGTATTTAATATCTTAGTTTTTATTTCTTCTTTTATCATTTCTTAAATCTTAATCTTATTTTACTTCCTAATTGTTTTGCAAATACAGTTAAAGTTATAAAAGACACCATTTCAATAGCTCTGTAAATACCAGCACAAACCTCGTAATCTTCTACAGCTTCATACTCTGTAATAATTTCTCTTAGTTCATCTATTGTAGATCCGTTTTCAAGTTCATACAAAGCTATTTTAAAGTGTTCTTCTATTCTTTCTTTATCCATTATTTAAAACTTAGATTTTATTACTGAATCTAATATTTCTTCGCACAACTCTGTAGGTATTTTACTTCTTTCGTATGCTCCTTTTCTACCTTGTGTTCCTGTTTTAGATCCTCTTGGTGCTGGTTGATGGTGGCAGTTTTTATTTCCATTATGGCAAACTTCTCTTGGAATCCAATTATTGCTATTAGTCCATATATCTGTAGGTTTAGCTCTATCATCACCATATTGACAATACCATATTGTATGCATTTTAAATTTTTGCATAAATGGCATTTTTCTAAGCATTCCTCTTGGGTTTTCTATAAAGAATACCATATCAGAATTGATTAACAACCATTGTTCTATCATATTTAAAAAATGTTTATTTACATTATCACACTTTTTAGCATATTCACTTTTAGGCTCAGTTCCATTTCTATGTGTACTTATTGCTGCAATAGTATAAGTAGTACAATCTGGAGAAGCCCACACTAAATCAGGAGTAAAAGGCACATCAGATATATTCATATCTTCAACATCACCTACATAATTAATTTTATCAAATGGTTGCCAATCTATACTAAAAACTTCCATTCCTTTATTATCTGCTGCGTTTCCTACCGATCTACTTCCTGCAAAAAACTCTGCTACTTTTATTTTATTTTTCATATTTTACAATATTCCTCTTAGTACATATTGGTCTAAATCTACTCCTTCAGTTTGAAAGAAGTATTTATAGTTACTAATACCTTGCTTAAACTTTTCTTCTCCTTTAGCGTAAAATTCATCACTACATTCAAATATAGCTATATCTAAACTACCTTTGTCTATTGCAATAAACACAAAGTTATCCACTCCAAACATTTCTCTATATAGCCAAGCTTGTAAATCGTAACTATATTTATCTGCTGAGTATCTAAAATCTTTTATACCTGTAGTAGTTTTTAAATCTATAATAGTATTACCTTGTATTATATCTGCTTTTGCTCTAATTGGTATACCATCTATCATAGCTATTTGTGGTACTTCAAATTCTGCTTTAGTCAAGTATTCTTTTACTGCTTCATTTCTAAACAAAGCGTCTGTTAATCTTTCTGCTGCTTTTAGTTCACTATTAGTGTAAACTTCTTTTCCTGTTTCTTTTGCTAGTTTATATTCTTTACTTGCTTTTGTAGCAGCTTCTACGAAAACCATATCATCTAATTTGTTTGGTTCTAATACCATTGTATGAAATAGTTTACCATCTCTTAAAGCTTGTGTTTCACCTGAGCCATATTTAGTTGTAAAGTAATAAGTTTTAGGTGAAGATAACAAAGTTTTAATACTTGAACTACTTAAAGCATTTTGCCCTAAATAACCATAGTAAAAACTATCATCGTACATATTATCTAATATTTCTTCTTTATCCCAAACTTTGCCATCAAATGTAGTTATCATATTATCTTATTTTAATGTTGTTTAATAATTGTTCTGTTTCGTCCATTTGCAAAGCGTTTCTAATTTCTTGTGCATACATATCACTTAAATCAAATTCTTTGCTTAAAGCAGCTATAATATCCATTAAATTAGCTACTAAATAAACATCTTCTCTAGCTTCTGATAAAGCTAATAACTTTTCTAGTTTTGTAATAATTTCTTGCTTGTTCATAGTGTTTGTTTTTAAATTATATACAAATATAAAACTTCTATTTTAACTACAAAACTTTTTAACAAATATTTAACAAAAAAAAGGAAGCTATTTGCTTCCCTTAATTTGTGCTATACAAATACTGTATCGTTGATCTTTATCTGGGTATTCTTCTACCATTATATCGTCAATCATACATCTTTGTATAAATTCATTTTCTTTTTCTTCTGGTTGTGGTGTTGGTATTGGCATAGTATAAATTATTTATTGTTTTCAATCCATTCAGCTTGTAATCTTTCGTAGTGGTCTATTTCTCTTTCTAAGTAATCTAAAGC